ATCCTCTGTTGCACATGATATACTCCATCAAAGTAATGCTTTGTATTTCCATGCAAACTATGTGAATCCTGGTTGGAAACTAACCAGAGTAACACAGATTGGTAACCATATTTTTTATAGAGAAAACAAGTTCTAATGCCAACAAAAGATGAGATTAAAGATTTTAGTATAATGATTGAGGAGTTGTGCATTAAGTTGAGATGCAATCGAATGGATGCCATTCTACAACATTGCAAAGAAACTGGATTAGAAATTGAGGTAGCCTCTACCTTGATTTCTTCCGCACTCAAAGCCAGAATCAAAGAAGAAGCACAAGAAAACAATATGCTGAAAAAGACTTCTAAATTGCCTATTTAATTTGTTATGACAGAAAATTCAGGTTTTGCGGCATATGCCTTATGGAATGCTTTGAAGTTACATTTTACTTCCGAATCTTATGATTACTTTAAATATAATGGAAAAACAAATGTATCTAAACAGACATTTACCACCAACAAATCAAAATACCAATTCTATAAACTATCCCGTAAATACGATTTGGATGAATTAAAGAATTTTTATGTTGCCAACTTTATACAAGGCAAAGGTGATTGGGTAGGTGACCTACTACAAGATGGTGACGAGAACTATATCAAATGGCAAAAAACCCAACAGAGCTTGACATATACCTTTGAGAATGATATACTGTATATGTTTGATAGTGTTGATGGCGCTGAGTTCTGGCATATTGATGATTACTTTAAACCAATCGATGGTGGTTGGCCAATGTTAATTACTAAAATGATGCATGAAAAGATTTCACTGGAAACTGTTTGTATATTAATTGATATACTTGATTGTATGCCAAGATGGGAAAAACAAATCACCGAAGATATTATTTGGCCAACACAACGAAGAATTATAAAAAAATATACTCCGTTTATACCATACGATAAAGTGAAGTTTAAAGCAATACTGAAAGAGAAGATTAAAGAATATGCATAATATTATCAAGATTTACTTGGACATGGATGGCGTAATTGCCGACTTTGATAAGAAATATAAAGAGTTGTATAACATTGCACCGAAAGAGGCAGATACATATAAGACATTTGACAAGTTCTTTACAACCTTTATTGCTGAAAGACAATTTGCCAAACTTGATTTGATGCCGGATGCTTTGTTATTAATTAAATACCTTAAATCATTATCTGTACCTACAGAGATTCTATCTTCAACATCATCAGAGAAGCGTGATGCAGAAATACGAGAACAAAAGGTTGAGTGGTTACATAAACACAACCTTACTTTTCCCATCAACCTTGTACCAGGAAAAAGGTTAAAAAGAAACTTTTCAAATCCAAATTCAATACTGATTGATGATACGCCACAGAATATCGACCAATGGCGAGCCGAAGGTGGTGTTGGTATTCTCCATACAGATGCTATGACAACAATTGGTATTTTAAAGATGTATGTTTGAGGAGAAAATATGAAAGAAATGTTAAAAGAAGTTATTACACCTTGTGGATGTGGTCGTAGTCCCACAGGCGAATGTATCGGTTGGCATAATTTAACCAATGAAGAATTCAAAGTTCGTTTGAATGAGTGGAATATGTCATCTGGCAAACAATTATTAAGTGAGAATTCAGGCCTTGACAAAGCCTAAATATTAGATGGATGAATTTTTAGACAGTTTAAAAGAGTTTTGTAAAAATTATAATTTTGATAAGAATCAAAATTTTATACAATCTCCTATGGCTGAAGGTAATCCATTTTACGGATGCAAACATACCAATGAAACAAGACAACATCTGTCTTATATGCAATCAACAAAGGTAGGTTCTTTAAACCAGTTTCATGGTAAAAAACATAAACCTGAAGTCATAGAACAAAATAGAAAAAAGAATATTGAAATACTGACCAAACTAAAAGGTAAAAAGGTAAATCAATATGATTTGAATGGAAACTTAATCGGCACTTATGATGGTATCCGTTCAGCAGCAAGAAGTGTAAATCTAAAATGTTACAATGAGATTTCTAAATGTTGTCGTGGTAAAAAAGAAAATTATTGTGGATACATTTGGAAATATGCTTGATTTTTTTGAGTAATTATTATATAATGATGTACTTGATTATGAGTAAAGTGGATAAATCGTTTAATACACCGTAAATATACACCGTTAATAAGGAGAAGTAATATGAGTTTTGCAAATCTAAAACGCCAATCAGGAAACCTTGATAAACTGGCAAAAGCAGTAGAAGCTTTAAATCAATCCGGAGATTCATCCGACAAATCCGAAAACTATTGGCGTCCCGAGATCGATAAATCTGGCAATGGGATGGCGACAATCCGTTTCCTGCCAGCATCAGAAAAAGATGGCGATGATGGCCTACCTTGGGTCAAGATTTTCTCTCATGGATTCCAGGGGAGTGGCGGATGGTTAATCGATAACTGTTTGACCACAAAGAACCAACAATGTCCAGTATGTGAACACAATTCTACATTATGGAATTCTGGCATCGAAGCCAATAAAGATGTAGTTCGTAAACAAAAGCGTAAATTGAATTACATCGCTAACGTTTATATCGTATCTGATCCTAAACATCCTGAGAACGAAGGCAAGATTAAATTGTTCAAGTTCGGCAAGAAGATTTTCGATAAGATTTCTGAAGCAATGAACCCACAGTTCGCTGACGAAGAAGCAATCAACCCATTTGACATGTGGAAAGGTGCTAACTTTAAGTTGAAGATTCGTAAGGTTGAAGGCTATCAGAACTATGACAAGTCTGAATTTGAATCACCATCTGTATTGTCCGATGATGATGGCAAGTTAGAACAAATCTGGAAAGATTCTTTCTCACTACAAGAATTGATTGCTGATAAAGAATTCAAGTCGTATGATGCTCTAAAGCAACGCCTTGATAAGGTTCTTGGTTTGAATGGTGAAGCACCACGCACAACCGTAGAACAAGTAAAGGCAAAAGAGTTTGCTGCACCTAAAAAGGCCGCAGTCGCTGAACCTAGTCTTGGTGAAGATGAAGATGACATGGCATATTTTGCCAAGTTAGCTGAAGAAGATTAAACCTTAACCCCTTGGTTTAGACCCCGCTACGGCGGGGTTTTTTATTGGTTATTATACAACCCTTGTACTGTATAATATCATATTGGCAAAAGTAGGTTCTTGATTTCTTACAGAAGGTAAAGGACCTGTCGGTGCAATTTTTTTATCTGCCATAACATTTGTGGTGTTGATTGTTTCAGATTTAGGTGCCATTACTGGTTTAGGTAAATTGGCATCATTCATCTCTTTTGTTTTCTCATTCAACATATTACTTGCAGGCACCGCTGGCACAGGCGTTGGTTGCTGGCTGGCACCATTCTCCAAATCTTGCGCTTCTGCTTGGGATGTTGGAGTACCAATAGGTTTATCAAAAGGTTTTAAAACACCATTTGGATTTTTATCAACAAAATCCTGTAATTCGGCTCTTGGTTTCCCATAAATCTCAATTAATTCTTCATCTGTAAATGCTGGCTTTGCATTTAAAGCATCTCTTATTTCAGGCGATCTAAATTGTTTAACAGATTCTCTACGGTTTCTTTCACCAGCAACACCCATAGTTGTATCTTCTCGTTTTGATCTTTCTAAAGGAGTGTTTTTATACTTTTCTGGATTTTTTTCTTGGTCCTCAAGTTGTAATTTAACCAATAATTTTAAAAATTCACCTGCAGCTATGCCAGTTGCGATTGCTATACCTATAGGATTCATTAAGAAAAATCTACCTATACTAGTTAATAATTTAAATGCTGTTGGACCAAATGCTGAAAGGATTTTTCCTAATGTATCTTTAATACCACCAATAATACTCATGACACCATCAATGGCACTTGATATTAATCCTTTAACAAAAGAAATTAATCCTGCAAAAATACCACCAAAACCACCATCATTGGTTTCTTTTGTTGCGGTAACAGTTTTACCTGGTCTTAAACCAGATAATGCTTCAAGTAAAGCTTTGTGTCTTAATCCTCTTTCATATTCTATTTCTTCTTTGAAATTGGCTTCTCTTTGTTTTCTTGTTTTATCTTCTTCATTTGTGGTACGCATAAACTCATAAATTTTCATCAATAAAGATACCATCTCATTACCAGTTTCTAATGAATCAATTCTTGTTGATGAGGCACCCACTTCTTTTGCTGACCGTGGAGTACCGGTAAAGTATTTCATATCTTCTTTACTTCTACCTCTAGCACTACCATATAAAGCTGCGGCAAATTTAGATCCGCCGGTCATAAACTTAATGATATTCATTGGATCTATTTTTTCTTTAAATCCTTTTGCTCGGGCCGCTGATTTTTCAGACACGGTGGCTTTTATCGATGAACCAATACTATTACCTTCAATCAATTTCTCAGTAATCATTGATATGAACGATTTCTTTCTCGTGATTGCGGCATCTTGATATGACATTTTATTCATCGTTGTTTAACCTTTTTATCATATGCACTTCTATCATCTTCTTTTTCTGTATTTTGAGTTTGTTGGTTTGAAGAAGATATATTAGTGGTATTTACATTTTTTTGTTGCACAGCTGAAGCATCGGCTTGAGCTCTGGCATCTTTATTAACTTTTGAAGATTGTTCTATCTGATTACCTGTATTGTTATCAGGAGAAACAGAAAGTGCCATACTTTTTCTCATTTCAAGGCGATTAATTAAACCTTTTTTTGCCTCTGGATGTTGTTTCAAATAAGTAGAAAAAGCAGTACCAAGATTTGATAAATCATACTCGGTCATTTTTTCAATCCACTCTGCTGGTGTTTTTGCACCAGAAGCATATTGTAGTGCTGATTGTTCTTGTACTCTTCCATACTGAATTCTTCTATCAGCCATATAAGCCAATACTTGTTCGTTTGGTTGCACACCTCGTGGCAGTTTGTTTGTTAATTCTTTTCTTAATGGTTGTACTATGTGTTTATCGTGCCACATTAACTGAGCATCCAAAAATTCTGGACCTTTTTGTTTGGCAACTTCTTTCCATTGTTTGTCAAACTCTGGTGTAGCAGGCTTTGCTGTTATTCCA